AAAATAAATAAAAAATTATGCAATCTGAAAAAAACTTAGTAGAAGAAGCACTAATTCAAATGAAACAAATTGAAGATGTGCTTGCAGAAAACGCAAAAGGAATACTTGCTTCAACAATGAAGGAAGAAATCAAAGAATTAGTTAAAGAATCTTTAAATGAGCAAGCAGATGAAGATGATATGGAAATGGATATGGACTCTGAAGATGATATGGAAATGGACATAGATGATGAAGATGACATGGAAATGGATGATGAAGATGAATATGAAATGGAAGACGAGGATGATATGGAAATGTATGATGATGTCATCGATATGAGGGGGGCTTCACAAAGTGAACTTTTAAAAGTATTTAAAGCAATGGGTGATGAAGATGGTATAGTTGTTAGTAAAGATGGTGGAGACATTTCTTTAACTGATGATGGTGATGAATATTTAATAAGACTAGGTGAACAAATAAGTGAATTTGGTGATGAGGATATGGAAGATGATTATGAAATGGATATGGAAGATGAGGATGATGAAATGGGCATGGAATATGAGGATGATGAAATGGGTGAAATGTATGAAGATGACACTCAATCAACCATTGATAAAATTTTTGAAAAAACTAGAACTAAAAATTCTGACATTATTTATGAAATTGAAATAAATGAACAAATGGAAGATGAGGATGAATATGATATGGAAGATGATATGGAAGATGATATGGGTATGGAAGATGAATTAAGTGATATTAAAGTTGACTGTGATAATTTCTCAGTTAGTGATTTTATAGAAGAATATGGTGTTAAAGATGCTGGAAGTATAATGAAAGTATTAGAATTTAATGGATGTGTCGCAGGTAAAAGTGAAACATCTGAAGAATATGACTATTTAGGTGAAGCTAAAAAGGCTTCCAAATTTAAGTACAAGATGGCTAAAAATGGTTTTAATGAAAAAATGAAAGAAGGTCCTAAAAAAATGGTGACAGGAAAAGCCAAGTTTGACTATGATAAGTCTGCTGCAAATATTGATGGCAAGATGAAAAAAGTAACTCCTGGTAAAAAACAAGAAACCAAAGAAGCATCAAGAACTTATGGTATGGGAAGCAAAGCTGGTAGGGGTCTTAGAAAAGGCATTACACCAAATAGAAATTTGAATTTAGAGTCTTTAGAAGACCAAGTTTTAGAGTTAAAACAAAGAAATAGTGATTATAAAAAATCATTAAATATCTTTAGAGAGAAATTAAATGATGTTGCAGTTTTCAATGCTAATTTGGCATATGCAACAAGATTATTCACTGAACACTCAACAACAAAAAAAGAAAAAATAAACATTTTAAGACGTTTTGACAACATTCAATCATTACAAGAATCAAAAAACCTATATAGTGTTATCAACAATGAATTGTCAAAAGACTCAAATACGTCTTTAAATGAATCTGTTAATCGTAAGATTTCAAATGTTGCATCAACAGGTTCATCTGCTAACTTAATTGAATCCAAAACTTATGAAAATCCACAGTTTTTGAGGATGAAAGATTTAATGGGTAAATTAGGTTAATAAATAAAAAAAACAAATAAAAAAAAATGGGAGCATTATTAGAATCAGGTCTTGTTGGTAATATTGGGTTGAAACACCTAAAAGTTATCAAAGAAGATACTATTAACAAATGGAATAAATTAGGATTCCTTGAAGGTCTTAAAGGTCACCTAAAAGAGAATGTTGCACAGTTATATGAAAACCAAGCATCATATCTTATAAATGAGGCAGCTAGTACATCTGATACTGGTGCATTTGAAACAGTAGTGTTTCCAATTGTTAGGAGAGTATTCTCTAAATTATTGGCTAATGATATTGTATCTGTACAGGCGATGAATTTACCAATTGGTAAACTGTTCTTCTTTGTACCGCAAATTCAATCATACAATGGTACTGATCATTATCAGCCATATGGTGCGCCAGGTAACGCATCTACAAACCCTAATGTTGGTTATAATGATGGTAGCAAGAATCTATATGATAGATTTTATGAAGGTAGTGAGCCAGGTTTGAACCCAGAGGGTATTTTTGATTATTCAAAAGGTCAATATAGTGCTATTACTGCAAGTGCTGCTACAGTTGTTTGGAGTGCTAGTACAAATGAATTAGTTACTTCAGGTTATTCAGCAGGTAATTATAGAAAAGTGTTATTGGCTATGACAGGCTTTGCAAGTGATGGTGAAGGTAAATTAATTGGCCCTGATGGAAATCCAATTGATAATGAAAGTTTCTTGGCAGGATTAACAGTTACTGCATCAACAACAGGTGCATTCTCTGGTGTTACAACAGCATCTGGACTTGGTAATCCATTATTGTTTAGAATTGTTACACAAAAATATGGAAAAGGAATTGTTCAGTATGGTGGAGATAGAACATTAACATTCCCTAGCAGTAGAACTGGTGGTGGTGGATTTAATGATTTAACTACACCAGATGGTGTTATGTATATTGAAGTTGATTTACAAAGACCAGCAACAGTTGGTGCTGATTCATTAGATGGTTATACAGGATTTACAACAACAATTTCTGGCGGTACTGGTTTATCAGATTTTGGTATATCTTATAGAATTTACAAAAGTTTAGAATTTGAAGATAAAATTGGTGAAGTTTCTTTTGACCTTCAATCTGTTACAGTTTCTGTTACAGAAAGAAAGTTAAGAGCACAATGGTCACCAGAAATGGCGCAAGATGTTGCAGCATTCCACAATATTGATGCAGAAGCAGAATTAACTGCTTTATTGTCAGAGCAAATTGCTGCTGAGATTGATAGAGAAATCCTTCGTGACCTTAGAAAAGGTGCTGCTTGGAATTTACGTTGGGATTACAATGGTTGGAAGAGATTGGGTTCACAAGCTATCCCTTACACTCAAAAAGACTGGAATCAAACATTAATCACATCAATCAATCAAGTATCTGCACAAATTCACAAAGCAACTTTGAGAGGTGGTGCAAACTGGATTGTTGTTTCTTCTGAAGTTAGTGCAATTTTTGATGATTTGGAATACTTCCATGTATCAAATGCATCACCAGAACAAGACCAATACAATATGGGTATTGAAAGAGTAGGTACATTAGCAGGTCGTTACCAAGTTTACCGTGACCCTTACTTCCCTGCAAACACAGTTTTGATGGGTCATAAAGGAACATCTTTACTTGATACAGGTTATATCTATGCACCTTATGTACCATTACAATTAACACCAACTATGTATAATCCGTTTAATTTTACCCCAATAAAAGGTATAATGACACGATATGCTAAAAAACTAGTTAACAACCGTTTCTACGGTAGAATTACGGTTGATGGTGTTAGAACATTTGACTTACAAGAGTTAAGATAATTAATTTGTCCACTTTATTTACTAATAAAGTGGACATTTTAAAGGTTAATAAAAAGGGTTGCAAGGTTTTGCAACCCTTTTTTAATTTATTTCCCCATAGAGGTGAATATATTTTATATATTATACAAAAAAATATATAGTAAAATAAAAATTATTTAACAAGATATTTATTAATAAAAATTTTATGAAAAATAAGCCATCATTTTTTAATGAAGATTTAAGAGTTTGGTTTGGAGATAAGAAAAAACCAAAAGGTAGCAATCAACCCAAAGGTCCTTGGGTTAATATATGTAGAAAAGACTCAAATGGTAAACACCCCCCTTGTGGCAGAGAATCTGATGATAAGGGTGCATATCCTAAATGTAAGGCAGCAGGTGTTGCTAGTAAGATGAGTGATGCTGAGAAGAAGTCTGCTTGTGCAAAGAAAAGAACGGCTGAAAAAAAGAATCCAAAATCTGGAACAGGTAATAAACCAACAATGGTTACAAATGAAACTATAAGAAGAATTATTAGGGAATTTGTATCTGATAATCAGAACAATTAACCTCACCTAAATTTTTTAAATGTTTTTTATGTATAAATGAGCAATTTGCACTATTCCCTCTATGGGATATGGTGTAGAAAATTTCACCCTTTTGCAAGAAAACTAAATGTATGTAATCATCTTCCACTATTAACTCAACATCAATAGGGGCATCATTGTATAGTGATTCTTTAAAATCAAAATATTTAGAT